GATGAAATAGGCACGTGACTGACCGCCGACCTGCACGAGTTTGGAAACCAGCGCGGCTTGCAGTTGCGGCTGCATCTGTTGGCCGCCAAGCGCAATCACACACGGATCAGGTAATCCCGCGACGCGCTCCCAGTCGGCGAACAGTTCAGATGTCGTGCGCGGATCGGCCTCCTCGATGAGTTGCCACGCGCGCGTATCCAGCCGCGCCAGTTCCTGCGCAAGCCCGGTAAACAAACGGGTAATGCCCGCATCAGGGTCATCCGTCCATGCAGGCCCGTAGGGCAGCAACTGCTGCAACAACGTCTGATAGTCGGTCGCCGCCAGCGGCTTGCTAACCTGGTTTGTCACCGCCGAGCTCATTGGCGTGTTTACAGCCACGTCACGCTCCCCATGACCGGGATCTGGCCGGCGGACATGACGATGTTGGCGGCAGGCGTTATCAGGACGTAGTCCCACTCTCCAGCCGCCGCCGAGATGGCCGAGCGCATATGCGAGAGCAGGATCGTGCCACCGGGCTGCCCCTCGCGTGCCAGAAGGTCAGCCAGTTCAGCCGTGACCGCTCTTTGTTCGGCCAGGGTATCGGGGCTCAAGCCCTCAACCGTGAAGTTGACTGGCACTGCGACAGGCGCGTAGACAGTCACATGGGCCGTCACCGGGCGCAGGCCATCGATGAAATTCGCGATGGCGGCAATCTGTGCTGCGGTCGGCAAGATTGCAGCGCCAGTGCCGTTGCCGTCGCACACAAAGGCAACGCCGACGGTACCCTGACCGAATTGTTCCGGCACACACCATGCCCTGGTGGCTCCACCGCCCGGGGCTGCCAAGGTCCATTGCACGTAGTCATTGGCATCTCCACCTTGGGGCGGCTGCTGAATGCGATTGAGCAAGCGCGCACGCAGACTGTCGTCCGACTCGAGATCACTCCCGCCGGATAGCACACCGAGCAAGGCAGAGGTCTGCACGCCGAGGATGGGCGTGACCAGATTGGCGGTCTGCCCCGAATAGTTATTGCCAGCCGCCGCAGAGACCAACGCAGCAACCGGCGCAGTAGCCTGAGTTCCGCTCACGGTGATGTCGGCCGTGGTCTGGAACTGTGTGCCATCCAGTGTCTGTACCAGCGTTCCAGACGGAATGTCGGCTGCGCCTGGCGTCACCGTGAAAGTGATGGCGCCGGTTGCGGGTGCGGCCGCCAGCCGCTGCACACCCCAGATCGACGCCCAGCGTTCCAGAAACTCGGTCTCAGCGGTATCGATGATGATCTGGTGGCTCACCCATTCAATGAAGCCGTACAGGCCGTGGGCGACACCGGCCAGCACCCGCGCATACACCTGGGCGTCCATGCGGCGAAGCACATTGTCCAGTTGCAGCCGCTGGAACACATCATTGGTGGTGCGATTGATCAGGTCCGCAAGGGATGGTCGATTAAACATTGAGCAAACTCCAGAGGTTCTGGAACTGAATGAGTGCCAGAACGCGCCCATTGGCCTGATAGATGGTGCAACCCAGTGCCAGCGTGAACAGACCCTGGCGCTCGCTGCTGACGTCAATGCGCGCGGCGACCTGGTCATCGACCAGCCACTGCAGGGCTTCCACGGCATAGTCCTTCGCCTGTTGGACCGTGGTATCCGTCAGCTTGGCGCGCGCGACCAACCACAGGCGCGAGCCGATCCGGTCGTTCGGGGGTGACGGAAACGAATCCCCCCACCAACCCATCCTAAAACTCCCCCGATTCGGCAGCACGTCATCGTCATTGGCGCGCCGCCATGTGAACAAAGAGATGATCACAGCACGCACCAGCGGATCGGAGAGGTCGTTGTCGATGTCCTGCAAAAGGCCGAGCGTCGTCGACTGGCCGTCAATGTTGACACTCAAAGGCATGGTGTCGCGCATGGGCTATTCCTTTTGGTTGGGCGCAGCGGTAGTGAAACTGTCGCCGTGACTGTCGCTGCCACTGTGCGTGTGGCCGTTGTAGGTAGCGCGCATGCCCGCCATGGTTTTGGCGCCACCCTGGTCGGCTACGTTTTGCGCGGCCGTGATGTTCTGGTCGCAGGTCAAGTCCTGCGTGACTTCGAGCGTGCCCACAACCTTGCTGTTGGCATTGATGGTGAGGCCACCCGCAAACGTCATCACACCGCTGCCGTCGCCGTTCATCACAACGGTTGATCCGGCCTTGTCGGTGAGCTTCACACCACCGCGCATCAAATAGACCGACTGCCCCTGATCGTCATGCAGGATGACTTCACCGACAGCCAGACCCTGAACGCGGTAGCGCCTGTCGGCCACACACACGACCACGCCGTGCGAGCGATCGCCATCAAGGAACAGCGCCAGACATTCGGCGCCGGCATTGGGATGGCTGGTGAAGCCGTAGGGCTCGAAATGCTCGACATCGGCCTTGGTTTCACCCGCCAGCAGGCGTAGCTGCAGGCTTTGCATTTTGGTGGCGGCATTGATCAAGGTGACGCTGCCGCGCGCGATCATGTTCGAGAGGCGCCGCGCATAAGGTGCAACCAATCGGGCGAAGTCGGTCATTGCACGTCCCCCCAGTTGTCGCCACCACCTTTTTTGACCTTGCCCTTGATCGGTTTGGCCGCCTTGGAGCGATAGCCGTCCGGTGGCCCGACACGCAATTGCGTGCGCAGACCGTTCTCGTCGAGCAGGTAGTGCACCTCGGCAATCACCATGACCTGATCGAACCCGATCAAACCGTCGCGCACCGGGACCAACAAGTTCGGCACCCACAAACGGCCATCGGATTGCCGCCAGCCAGCCACCGTGTAGGTGGTCTCCAGCGCTTTGGCGGCACGGTGCGCGCGCTCGTAAAGTGCCCGGTCCTGACAGGTGCCGGCATCGGCGTGGCCGACCTGCTTGAGCACCAGCACCCGAAAACGTTTGGAGCGGGCATCTGCAAGGCTCGCCGTCACCGGAGATCCGGTATCCGTTGTACCGCCTTCGAAATCAGCCTCACTGTCGTCATCCCCCTCGGCTTCGTTGGCGTCTTCACCAAAATCGCTGTCATTGCCTGCGCGCTGGCCCTTGACGACGTAGCGCGACATCACCGCCTTAAAGTCGAGTTCGCAGGAGCCCTCGCGGATGTTCTGTCCCAACTCCAGCGCAGTTATTGCATTACCGGTGCTGCCGACGTCGATAAAAACCAGATCGCCTTTTTCGTTATCGGTCGAGAGCACATGGCGCAGACGCATCAGCCGGTCGATGCACTCGAACACGGTCTCGCCCACCTGCACATGGTGCTCGGTGATCGGCGCGCTGGTGTCAATCTCTGTCAGCACCCGCACGCCATAGGGCGCGGCCAGGGCGGCAGCTATCGCTTCCAGTTTCGCGTTGCGCCAGACATTGGTATTTGATGCTGCCGGCCGAACCACCGTGCCGGCTTTACCGTCCTTGCCTTTGACGTCCGCCCACAGACCATTACCCGATGCGGGCGCAGTCCCGCCTGAATCGGGCGGACAGCAGTCAACCAGATCACTGGTCTTGCTGCGCCCCTTGACGGCAAGGGACACGCGCTTGCCGTCGTACTGCATCGGGGTTGCATCCACATACCCCGTCAGCACCAGGTCACTGCCGATGAATACCTGACAGGCATCGAAGGGGCGAATGCGTCGGGACAGATAGGCGGCAGCGGTCGTGCCAACTGATGCCTGTGCGGGCCAGCGGTCGGTGACCACCAACTCGAAACTTCGTGCCTGGCGCTCAATGCCGGCCTCAATGTGGATCTGTTTCCAGCCGCCATACTCCTGACCGCCGACGATGAGGCGCACCTGATTCTCCGGCAGGCCAGCCGGATATCCTGGATCAATGTTCATGTCAGGCCGCCAGTACAGAAAGTGGCACTGGTGGCGTCACGCCTGGATGCCGGATGCCGTTGCGATAGATGATCTCCGCATCGCGCGTGGCATCCGCATAAAGTTCATACGCAATCGCCAGCATCGGCATGGTTTGTGGCGGCGTCCAGGTGGTGAGACTTGCTGCACTTTGTGCGCGGTTGGTCAGATCAAAATAGACGGCCGCATACGCCTCCTGCAGCGCGTCATAGGTTGCGTCCCCACAGACCAGCAATTCGGCATCCAGCGCAGCCAGCAGTGCGTCGCGCACGGACAGCATGGTGTCCTGGGTGACCTGTTGGGTAACGGTTTGCGGCTGGGTGATGCCGGCGAGCGTCTGCACAATGACACCAGTGGTCAACACCACAGACTGACCCGATGTGCCCTGGTCCTGCTGGGTGAGCGCGGCGATACCGGCCTGGGCATTGTCCTGATCGGTGCCCACCAGGGAAGCGATACCGACCGCTTGCGCCAGCAACAGTTGCCGCCCGAGCCCGTAGAGCGCTGCGGCGTTGGTGTCGATCTGCTGGCGCGATGGCGTGGGATTGATGCTCGTGACAGGAGGCTGCATCGCGGATGCCGTCGCCCCACCGGCAATCAGTTTGACTACATTCGACCAGGCAGCCACCGCACCAGCGGCACCTGACAAACCAAAAGCATTCAGCAGGGTCTGACCCAGCATGGACGGGTTGCTGACAAACGACGCGGCCTGCGTGATGAGATTGGCCGTCGTTGTGGCCGTGCCCAGAATTTGCGCAATTTGTCCGGCGCCGATAAAACCCAGCATCTTCGAGAGATTGCCTTGCGCCGCAGCGGACACAAAGCTCTGGAATCCGTTGACGGTAAAGGTGCTGGAGAAATCCTGAATGGCGGCATTGGCCAGCCCGTCTGCGGTCAGCCGGCTCACGGCCTGCGTTGAACTGCTCGGGTCCGGGAAAGTCAGTTCACCCGCTTCCACAAAACTCATCGACACGGTGGCCATCCCCAGACCGGCGTCAAAGCGCACGCGGGCAGGCGCCGACAGGCAAACCTGCATGGCGCCCAGCCAGGGATGTACCAGCGCACCGGGTCCGGCAGTTTCCAGTGCGGACAGCAACTGGTTGGCCTGACTGATGTAGTCCGAGCCGATCAGAAAACCATCAAACGTGATCTCGCGCGTGGCTCTGCCAAGGTCTTCGACCCAGGGGACATCACGCTGGGGATACTCGTGGACCTGCACACGGCGGCCAGCGCCTAGATCGGTGCCATTGACCTGAAACGCGACACCGCGAAAGGAGGCTGGACGCAATACGCTGGAATAAGGTTTGGAATAGGGACTCGTGCTCATGGGTAACAACCTCAGGGCATCGCCAGCGCAAAGGCGCTGTAGCCGGCGTCGACATTGAGCGGCATGGTGCCGCCACTGACCTGTTCGACGCGCGAACCAGCGGGCAAACCATCGATCTTGATATTGACCTGCCCCTCGACCTTGCTGGCCGCCTGGCTTGCCGGAATCAGGGAACTTCGATTGCTGCCCACAGATAGGGGCGCCAATCCTGATGCTGATGCGCTTGCAGTGCCTTGCGCCGAACCGGCGGTCGTTTGTGACGGGTTGGCCTCGCCGCCGGTGAGGCTCAGGGCATGGCCGACTGTCTTGGCCGCATCAATGGCCCACTGCAGTTTGCCGGAGAGCCACTGAACGAATTCACCGAACCAGGCCTTCAAGGGTTCCCAATGCGCAATGATGGCCTTGGCAATCCAGCCGATGGGACCCAGGCAAGTGAGGATCAGATCCGCGTGCGCCTTGAGCCAACTCCAGAAACTGGCAAACCAGCCTTTGACGGTGTCCCAGTTCTCGTAAATCAGCCACGCCGCCGAGGCAATGGCGAGGATGATGCCCAGCGGGTTGGCCATCAGCGCCGCGCCGATTGCGCGAATGCCGCCGGATACAAGCGCAAATGCCCCTGACATCACGCCACTCATGGACACGGTGGTCGTGGCCAATAACGACCACGCGGCGCGCAGCAAACTGATGGGGCCACTGGCGAGAAACGTCGCGCCAAACCCGGTGCGCGCCATGGAGAGCAGCGAGGCGTTGCTTGCAACGTAGGCCTTTGCTGCCATTCCGACGAAAGCCAGACCCGCTCGTCCAATGGCCCCCACCAGACCGGCGAGCGCCATGATGGTCTGCGCGTTCATCACGACCGCCAAGCCAATCAGTGCATTGCGCGGGCCACCCACGAAATCCACCAGTTTGCCAATGCCCTGACCAAAAGCAAGCACGCCCTTGGCCATGCCTCGCCAATCGATGCCGGAGAGCCACTGACCTAAATCCTTGGCCATGCGGCTGACCTCAGTCGACACCAGCTTCTTGTTGGCCGCCATCCAGTCGTTGAAACTGTCGAGCAGTGGTTTGATGGCTGGCACCAGATTCTTGGCAATCGTCATCTGGAAACCCTTGCTCACCAGTTCCAAATCACGCAGGGACTTGGCGAACTCGCGCGAACGGTCGATATCTTCTTCGCCCATCACGCCCTTGAACTTGGACAGGCGGGCCTGGGCTTCCTCGATACCCTTGCCGCCTTGCTCCAGCATCGGGACAATTTCCTGCCACTTTTTGCCGAACAAGGCCATGCCCATACGGGCGCGAACCGCCGGATTTTCGTTGCGCACAAAGGCGTCTGCCAATTCCGGCAGCACGGTCATGGCGCTGCGCAACTGGCCGGACGCATCCCGCATGGAAATGCCCAGACGCTGAAACAGTGCAGCGGCCTCTTTGCCTCGACCGGCAGCGGCGCGCCCGAGCGTCAGGTTGAGTTTGCCCATGGCGCCTTCCATCTGCTCAACCGCCACGCCGTTTTGTTCTGCCACGTACTTCATGCGCTGGAACTGCTCGACACTCATGCCGGCGCGGGTGGCGCCGTGGTGCACGGTTTCACCCAATTCGGCATAGGCGTGGATGGCGTCCTTCACTTTGGCCAGGCCAAAGCCGGCCGCCAGGCCACCGGCAATCCCGACCGGCAGGCCGAACTTGCCGGCGATGCCACCCGCGCTCTTGCCAATGTCGGTAAGGTACTTGCGTGCGGCACAAGCTGGGGCCTCGACGGACTTCAGGGCACTGACCAGGCTCTCGGCGTTGGCCGACAGGATGGCCTTCAGTTCAAAGCGGTCGGACATGAGTGCAGTCGCTATTCAGGGTTAAGGCCAGGATTGATACGTTGGGCAATGCGTTCGGCCTGGGTGTTCCACAGATCGAATTCATCGAGCGTGAGACTCAGGACGTCGCGCGGGGATGTTTTGAAGAACCAGGCAAGTTCGAAGACGCGCTCGGTGAATTGCTCGTCACTACCCCGGCCTCCACCATCCCCGCCTCCATATCTCGCCCTTCCCCGAAAAAACCCAGCACCGCCTGGGTCGCGCGACCAAAGTCAGCCAGCGACAAGGCCTTCACGCTGGACAGTGGAATGGCGGCCAGGCGTGCCACATAGTTGGCCACCACGTTCATGCGGATATCGATCGCGGGTTCCTCCGTGCCATTGCCAGGCAAAAGCCGCATGGGCTGGCCCAGTTCGATCAGATCGGCGGTGGTGGGCTGGCGCAGACAGAGGCGGTCGATTTCCTCGCCGTGGGCGCTCACCGGCCTGGTCAGCGTGATGGTCAGCGTTTGGGCCAGTTCATCGTGTTTCATTGTTGTGCTCATTGGCGTACTCATTGGCGTACTCATTGGTTATTACTCCATTGCCCCTGGCTGCCGGAGAACTCGACCTCAATCGTGCCCTCGACCGGCTTGACCTTGGGCTCGCCCCGGACGAAAGCGTTGGACAGCGTGTAGACCACGCCGTTGGCCAGTTCTGCGGTGACCGTGAGCGTCGTATTGGTGCGCAAGGTGTTCACCGGAAAATCCGGGGTGAACAACGCCACGACCTTGACGTAAGGCTCAAGCGCCGTTTCCTTGTAACCAGCGGGGCCAGACAGTCCCATGACGGCCTCGCGCTTGTACTCAGTCAGGGGGATTTCAATGTCTCCCGAGATCTCGAATTGGGCGCCGTCGACCTTCACAAAACAGATGCCGGCAATGCGTTGTGCCATGGTGTTGTCTCCTTATGCGTCGATTTATGCGACGACTTGAGAGGCCGGGTATTGCAGGCGGAACTGATTCAGCACGGCAAACACACGGAGTTGATTAACGTAATCGGGCGGGAACAGCACGTTGACCCGGTTCGGGTCGGTGGTGTCGCGCTCGACAATGAGGTATTGCTTGAAGGTGTCGAGGTTCTCGACGATGCCCAGGTATTCCATCTCGCCGTACACGGCGCACAGTTCGCCCTTGATCACGCTGGGTGTGACGATGGCCTGGCCCGCTGCGAAGCGCGTGCCGTCATCGGCCAGCTTGTGGCGCGGATATTTGGAGGTGATGACGCTCTTGAGCGCACGCAGCACATAGGCCGAGGTGTGCAGGGTTTCCGAATCCAGGTAACTGGTGTCCGGCGCACCGAAGGCGTTTTGTTGATAGGTCGTGATGGCACGCTCGACACACAACTGGCCGCCGCCCACAAAGCTCGTGGCAATGCCAAAGCTGAGCAGCGCTTGGCGGTCTTCAAACAGGAACCGGTTTCCCACGCGCGGCGGGAGCAGTCCCACAAGCGGCGTGGTCTGCGTCGGGCGCGCCGGATCGGCCGCGATGTCCACGGCGTTGGCACCCCCGTAGGCTGCGGCATATTCCCAGCATGGGTTGGGGCAATCGGTGTCGATGGCAGCGACCGTGTGATGCTGGTCATTGAGCGTCATGCCAAACGCCACCAGATTGGAGAGGATGCCGCGCAGCGCCGTGTAGCAGTGACCATAGATCTGCTTGGCATAGGACCAGCGTCCGGTCACGTCGTTGAGTTCAAGCTGCAAGTCGTTCAGCGCCTGTGCCTGGGCATACGGGTGGATGATGAAATCGTAGGGATCGTCTCCCATGCCCAGGATGGCGGTGGCCGCCAGCGAAGGATCGGTCGAGCCACCAGACAACGTCGGGCCGGAATAGGACAGACTCACCCCAGCAGGCACGCTTTCGCCGGCACTCCAGCCCAGGAAGGAATCGAGGATCGTGATGTCGTTGGCGGTCTGTCCGCTCCACTTGCTGGTGAGCGTGACCACGGCCGAACCTTCCGAAACGGCGGCCGTGGCATACGCGAAGTAGCCGTACTCACCGGTGGAAGCCGTCACCGGCAGGTCTAAGGCGGCATTGATGCTGCTGACCATGTTGGCCGCAATGTTGTAGGGACTGTCGCCCAACTGGACACCGACGTTCACGCGCTGACCGGCGATGTACAGCGCGATGGCGCCAGCGGCATTGGCGTAGCCGTTGATCACGATCGTGGCCGAGGCCTGAGAGGCTGCCGGGTCGTCAAGTACTGGGATGCACCACAGGTTGCAGGAGCCGGCATCCTGCAGCCGATAGCTGGCCACCATGCGCGCCAGCATCGAGCCCTGACCGAACAGGATCAGCGCCGACTTCGGATCGGTAACCAGCAGCGCCTTGTTGGGTGTAGCTGTTCCCCAGGGAAACATCTGACCAATCAACAGCGCGTTGAGCGCCTGGCCACCCATATTGGCTTGACTGTTGTCCATCTCCGCATAAAACAGCGGCACGCGCAGGTTGGACGGGATGTGCTGGAACGAGACGCCACTCATGCTGCACTCCCGGTCGGTGTTGATGGATTAGCGCCAGTTCCGCTGGAAGTCGGTGCACTGACTGGTGCTGCTGGTATTGCTACGGTTGGTGACGGGCTGGCCGTTGCCGACGCGGTTGCTGCAGGCGTTGGCGCCAGGGTGCTACTGGCGACCGGTGCGGTCTGACTCAGCGTGACGTCGCCATCGCGCACGCGTCGGTGCCAGTACTGGGTGACTTGGCCGATGTTCTGACCGGCGGGACCAAGCAGCTTTCGCGGGACAGTGACTGGATAGCAAACGCGACCTCGTCGAGGGTGGCGTCCAGCAGAGGCTTTTCGACCGTGTTGCCGTAGCGAACCGTGAGGCTGCCGTTAAGCGTGAGCGTGAGTTGTGCGGTCTGCGGAATATGGGCATGGGGACAGCACAAGGATGAATTACTACAACCACCACATCGGCGACTTTGACCGCGCAACAAGGCACCTGACGCGCATTGAGCGCAGTATCTATCGAGATCTACTGGACGTCTATTACGACACCGAGCAGCCGCTGACGTTGGATTTACCGGCGTTGTGCCGAAAGATCATCGCACGTACCAACGAAGAGGTAACAGCCGTTGAACAGACGTTGAACGAGTTCTTTACGAAAACGCCAACGGGTTGGTACCACGCACGCTGTGAAGAAGAATTAGATGCCTACCGCACATCAACAAGCCAGAAATCAATCGCAGGTAAGGCATCTGCAGCAAAAAGAGCAGAAAAACGCCAACGAGCGTTAGACGGAATTCCAACGGACGTTGAACGTCCGAGCAACGGCACTCCAACTAACCAAGAACCAATAACCAATAACCAAATAGAAACCCCCTTACCCCCTTCCGGGGGAATTCGTGCTTCCACAAGAAAAATGCAAACCACGCTACAGGGCTTCATTGACGACTGCAAAGCGAAAGACGAAAGGCCGCTACGCGACTACAAGCCGCTTTGGGACTATGCAAGCGGGGTTGGGTTGAATGTGGATTACGTGGCACTGGCCTGGGCAGAGTTCTGTCGGCGCTGCCTCCCTGGTGGCGTCGAGCAGACGAAAAAGCAGAAGGACTGGCGACAGACGTTCCGAAATTTCATTGAGAAAAATTACTTGAAATTATGGGCCATCGACAAGGACGGAAATTACTTCCTGACCACTGCCGGCAAGCAAGCGCAGCAATTTCAAAACACCAAGCAACTTCAAGACGACAAGGGGATGGAATTAGCCAAAACAATGGAATGATCGAGCAATTCAGCCTGCAAGCAGAGCAATCGGTGCTAGGTGCTTTGCTGCTGGATAATGATGCCCT